GGCAGATGTCGAATTGATTTTACCATTTAGTTAAGGCCCAAGATGATCGTCATCATCTATCTAAATGGTCCGGGTTGGAACCGGGTACTCTTTTCTTTTAAATTTTCTGATTTTTATTGAGAGTTTATCCTCTTCAGAGAGTTATTAGATGGTACAAAAGGCAAGCACTAGTTGAGGATCCGCAATGGTGGAGCTATCGGCATCCCCAAAAATCTAGTGGAAACTAAGTTCAACGCAGCACGCGCAGCATTGGCAAAGAAGTTGGATGAGATCTGTCTCACCATGGCACCTCCATGTTTAGACAATACCTCCCCAGCCGCAGCTAGCACGTGTGGTTTGTGCGGTGCCGCTTCATTGGCAATGGCACCTGTGATACTTCCCAAATTTGGTTGTAGTTCCAAATTGAACACCAACTCCACAACAAGTGCGGAAGAGGTGGAGACAGGGAGGCCATCTGCAACAATCGTGACACGTTCCCAGGATGCCTCATTGGCTAAAGCAATATACTCTTTCCAACCAACACCAATTGGTTTGGAAATCCAATGAACACTCTGTTCAGTGACAGGATACACCTTCGTCTCCTCGAAGAAGGAGGTGTTGTACAGGAACGGCGCTCCTGGGGTTTCCGGGGTGGTAATCACCCGGAACTGTCCCGACTGGTTAGTAGGCGCCAGTTGCGAATAGACGCGGATACCCCAGGACACGATGCGAAATGAGTCAGCAGCAGTGTTGATAGCAGTAGCATCAGCAATGCCGAAGGCAGCATTCCAACTCGTGACCTGAGTGGCGGTCATGACATTCGATGTCAGCCAAGTTGAGCTGGTAAAAGGACGCACAGAGATTGCACCTCGGCCATTGGCATCAGAGTTCAACCCTTGTATGTCCTTAACTTGGACTGCAAAAGACTTCGTCGTGTCATCGTCCGGTATCTTTGCACCACGAGCAGAATCACAAAATGGATCTGACAGTGCACAAACATGTTTAATGTCACTATCCGAATGAGCATACCCCAAGAAACCTCGATGGTCCCTAGTAGGATTGCCCTTGGTGTAGTTGACGGCAACAGTTGATTTGGTTTTCTTACCCTTCTTAGCCATTCTAAAGCTCAGTAATTTAAGAAAAGAGTTTTGTCCAAGTAAATGCGATGTTAAAAGTGTGTAGTAGTGTAATAATGATATTCTGGAATGATAGTTGTTGCTGTCTCCAAGACGGGAGGCCCCTTTCTGGGGGGTGTGGTTAGTAGACTGGTTTCGATGCTGATTTGTGTGTCGGGCAAGATGCCATACGCCTTGTAAAAGCTAACACGAGCTTCATCCGTAGGTTGGGAGAACACCGGTTCCATCCTAGAGGCAAGAAATTGCATGCCACTATCATAGGTCAACATTGGTCTATTGCCACAGATAAGTTGCTTATATAAAGCACAGAAGATAGGCATATCACCAGCAAGTGATGCTCCGCACCACCCAACGGCGTTACGCTGCTCCTCCAAACTATCTGCGGTGTTGAACCGACCTATGGCAAGACAATCCTTACCTAGACAAATACGCGGATCTCTAACGAATTTCCAGTGTTCACCATCATAGATGGGATGAGCTTGGCAAAACTCAATCCCCTCCATGGTGCGAGAGATTCCCTCCAATTTCATAGTAAAACCATGTTTTAGAAAATAAGACTGAAAGGTGTCTAACACTAGCCGCAAGTGCTCTTCTTCTACAATTAATACGCCATCGTCACCGTCATTACAATAGTCATACTTCGCCACTCCAATACTCCTCATGAAGGACCAAGTCATCGCACACATGGTGGTACAGTTGCCCATTGCCGTGTCCATGTCCCCAGACATGCGACGACCCGGCAGTGTGTACTTGTAGCCACCCTCTGGAGCACGGGCGTAACACTTATTCACATATCTCATGCGATTCAATGTTTTCAACCGTGACTCTGGGCACAACCTCTCCCATAGGCTATGTTCCCATTTGATGATGTCCTCACTACAATGTTGGTCCATCCTAGACGCGTCAAGCATAATCGCGACAGGGTGGATAAACCGCTTCCATTTACGGAACAACAAGGTACCGCGCTCCTGGGCATTATAACCCTTGAACACGGTAACGTCTTGGAAAATCGCAGCTATCCCACGGAACACTGCTTTCTCCATCGGCTTCAGGTACTTACCAATCTCAATATTGAACCTCGGACTCCTAGGTTGGATAATCCTAGGACAAGGATCCTGCTTTAGGGTGAGATTCGTCTTCTCATCCTTGATGAAAGCTGTGATGAATGCATCCTTTTGTTGCAAAGGGACCAATTCCAGACTCGCTGCTGCCATCTCGTACAGTCGGCGTTTCTTCCCATTATACGTGTCGACAAACTCCTCTGTGGACATGGGAACTACTTTACCTACGTGACGAGACAACTGATCGGCGAATCCTCTCAGCTCTCTTCTAACAAACCCGCGCTCAGGTTGCGGTGGGGGAACCTGCACCCCCCCCTGACTTACAGAGAACACTCTTTCTCCGATTGCGCGAGCAATATTGTTGAGACTGTTTTCGTGCACGCCCCATTCATGCACGGCCACTGGAAAGAAGAGGTTCAATCTCCTCTCCTTCTTGAGCAGACGTCCAGACCGACCAAGGACCACAATTCTTCCACGTGTAACCCCGGCCAACCGTTGCATCTCTGCATCGGTCAACCGAGGATCACTGGAGTATCCCTGAACAAATCCTGGTCGTCCCTAACCCTGGGTACGCTCCCCAAACAACTTACGGGTCATCTTCTGTAGAGAAGTATCAACCTCCTCTTCGTACAAGCTAGTTCGCATGTACTCCAAAAGACCCCGTTCCGAGTTATGGGGAATGCAGACCAGAGCGAGAACCCGTGGCAGGTCCCGCTCAATATGCATGAGTCTATGATTAGCATCACGCATATACTGGGTAGCCACATAACGCGCGGCCTTCAATTGCGCCTCATTGGCTGGTCTACCCATTTGCGCGTAGACATGTGAAGCGACTTCCACCACAAATGGAATCCGCTCATCAGGTCCATACGCACCAGTGCCCGAAAGCACTGATTCACGCACTTGCTTAAGGTGCATGACCTCCACTTCTGCCTCCTCGATCCGCTCAATCTGAGGAACGCAGGGTCGCGGCTTGACCAACCAAACGAAGATCAAGCTCGCAACCAGGCTAAAGAGGATAATTTCTACATCGCGGAGGCTTAGCCCAAACCACTGCAATACCTGGGACGGGTCGGTCACATCAAACCGGCTCACAGCCTCCCAAGTCGTTCTGAAATTCTCAGAACGGTAAATGATGTTGTACAAAGTAATGATG